CACTAAGGCCGCTAAGACTATTGATCTCGATCGTATCAGCATGACGGCTGCGCTTCGTGGCAAGATCAGCGAGACCGATCGCCTATCTCTCAATCTGCAGTTAGCCTTGCTAGATAAGAATGAAGCTCAGGCTAATAAACTATCTGCAGAACTTGAAGCGGCAACCAAGCGCCAGAACGCTCTTAACGCAGCTCTGTTGGCTACCCCAGAAGCGCCGAATCCTTATCGTAATTGGAAGGTGCCGACCCTAGATTTCGGTGGCAATGTCTTAGGAACAGCCGTTCCCAATTTCGTGCCACCTAGTTATGCAATGCCACCAACCTTTGGGCAACAGGGAGGCCTACCTGCTGGCGTAGTAGCTGGCGTCAACCCTGAGCCTGTAGTAAACGTCATAGTTACACTCGATAGCGGAGTAGTAACTAACGCCGTGTCCGAAATACAGACTAATAACAATCTTTCAGGATCATTCACTTCTGTCGGCGGTCGAGGCGCAAACACAGCGAGATTTACATAATGACTCTGCCTGCAACGATCTCGGTATCTTTCGACTTCTCGCAAGGGGCTACCTTCGGCTTCCCCTTTACTATCGGTGATCCAGTTAACGGCATCATCGGCGTATCTCAATTTGCATCAAGTGAAGTGCCAGAGCCCGTTATCGATCTAAGCCCTCAGACTCGGCAGATTACTATTAGGCGCGGTCGCAACATCATGCGCGATACTTATGAGTCAGGATCTTGCACAGTCCGAGTTATCGATGAGAATGGCGACTTCAACCCTCAGAATCCAGCAAGCCCTTACTTTGGGTTTCTGACTCCTCTTCGTAAGATCCGAGTAGCAGCTACTACTAACACTACTCAGGCCTTTCTCTTCTCTGGCTATGTCACGGACTATAAGTACACCTACCCACAGGGGCAGGAATTAGGTTATGTCGACATTATGTCCTCAGATGCATTCCGCTTATTCGCGATGGCTAACGTTTCGACGATTGCCGATTCAGGGAGTGGGCAGACTACTGGCACAAGAATTGATAAGATTCTCGACCAAGTAGACTTTCCTTCTAGCATGCGCTTCATCGATGCAGGATCTACAACAGTACAGGCAGACCCAGCCACTACCCGTACAAGTCTCTCAGCCATTCAGGTAGCAGAGTTTACAGAGCAAGGAGCCTTCTTCGTCCGTGCAGATGGAGAAGTAGAATTTAAGGATCGCTCGGATGTAGTGGGATCTTTAGCCCCGGCACCGATTGAGTTCAATCAGACTACAGGCATCCCATACTCAGACCTTCGCTTCGCCTTCGATGATAAGCTGATCATCAACAGCGCAACAATGAAGCGAGTCGGTGGGACTACAGTCTCGGCTAATAATTCCGATTCAATTGCTAAGTACTTCCCTCATGGCATGAACGTCGAGAACTTGATCGCACAGACAGACGCTCAAGTGCAGGATATTGCTGACATTTATGTGGCTACTAGAGCAGAGACTACGATCCGAATTGATGCTATGACAGTCGATCTATTAGATCCTAACGTTCCTACGGATACTATGATCGGGCTTGAGTACTTTGACAATCTGGAGATCACCAACGTACAGCCTGATTCGAGTACAATCGTTAAGACCTTGCAAGCGCAGGGCTTAGCATGGGATATAACCCCGAACAGCATGAAAGTTACAGTTACAACACTTGAGCCTATAGTAGAAGGATTCATTATAGGATCTGCAAATTACGGTATAATCGGACAATCCATAATGGGATACTAGGAGAAAACAATGGCAACAGGCTTTCCAGCGACTACAGGCGACATCTTCACGGCGGCAGACTATAACGGCCTAGTCACCTTCGACGTCAAGGCTGATCAGACAGGTGACTACACTCTCGTCTTAGCTGACTCCTATCAGGTTCTTGTGCCCATGAATAAGGCCACAGCCATCGCCCTCAAGATTCCTACCAACGCTACAGCGGCTATCCCAGTCGGATCTGTGATCACTATTCTTAACAAGGGCGCCGGACTTTGCACAATCTCCGCCGTTACATCTGGCACTACTACAATTTTATCTGCTGGTGCAGTATTGGCTCAGCCTACATTGGCTCAATATAAGTCAGCCGCCTGCATTAAGACGGCCACAGATACGTGGTACATCGTCGGGGCTATTGCATAATGATTGGCACAATCACATCTGGATTATTTTTTAAATTGCCTCCTCCAACGGCTCCTACGAGTGTTGATTACCTAGTTGTAGGCGCTGGAGGCGGCGGCGGTTACGCAGGCGGAGGCGCTGGTGGATTTCGCACAGGTACATCATTTTCTATTGGTGCGTCTTTTACTGTAACAGTTGGAGGCGGCGGCGCGGGTGGCGCCAATGGAACAATTAATCCGGGCACAAATGGCGCTAATTCTGTTTTCAGTAGCATCACATCGGCAGGCGGCGGTGGCGGTGGCGGTGCTAATTCATCGCCATCTTGGAATGGTAAAGCAGGCGGTTCTGGCGGCGGTGCAGGATATAGCGCATCAAATGATTCACCTATTGCTGGAACGGGTAATGATCCTTCAACTTCACCGTCTCAAGGTAATAACGGAGGAGAAGATTTTGGTACAAATAAAGGCATGGGTGGAGGCGGCGGTGCTGGCGCCGTAGGCGGTGCAGGAACCTCAACAGATAGCGGAGCTGGCGGTGCTGGAACATCTAATTCTTATTCTGGATCATCAGTAACTTACGCAGGCGGTGGCGGTGCTGGTGCAACAAATGCAGCTAATCGCGGCCTCGGTGGTTCTGGCGGTGGCGGTGCCGGTGGTACTGCTTCGCCCGCAACTGATGGAGGAAATGGTTCAGACAATACAGGCGGCGGCGGTGGCGGCGGTAATGCACAATCTGGCCCTAACCTTGGCGGTACAGGTGGTTCTGGAATTGTAATTATTCGTTATCCTGATACATTTTTAGATCTGACCACTATTGGCGGAACTTTGGTTCATACAAAAACTACTAATGGCGGATATAAAATTTACACATTTACAGCAGGAACAGGAACGGTGACTGTCTAATGGCACATTACGCATTCCTTGATGAAAATAACATTGTCACAGAAGTAATTACTGGTCGCGATGAATGGGAAGAAGTAGACGGCGTAACTGACTGGGAGAAAGCCTATTCACAGGTCAGAGGCCAAGCTTGCAAGCGCACTTCGTATAACGGCAACATTCGCTACAACTATGCTGGTATCGGCTATACATACGATCCGATCGATGATGCATTCATAGCACCTATGCCTCAATGCGGACACGAAGAATTATTACTAAACGATCTAAAGCGATGGGAGTGCGCAACCTGTGAAGCCAATTTTAAGCAAGGCCGCCCAACAGCTTAGAGAGCAATTCGATGACACCTTCCCAGATCGTGATAGGCGTTCCGATGGCTGGATCGGCGATCTCCGTCATTCAGCGCGTCCTAGTGATCATAACCCTGATCCAGCGACAGGGGTGGTTCGCGCCATCGATGTCGATCGAGATGTACATAAGTCAGGCAAGCCCGACCTCATGCCCGATATTGCAGATCAGCTTCGACTCGCGGCCAAGGCAGGCGAGAAGCGAATCTCATACATCATCTTCGCAGGACGAATTGCATCGTCTCGCATGGGCTGGCGCTGGCGCAAGTATTCTGGAAGTAATCCACATAACGCGCATTGCCATATCTCTTTCACTAAACAAGGCGATCAAGACGGCTCTTTCTTTAATATCCCGCTACTAGGAGGCAAGTAATGGAAGCAATTATCTACGCAACTCTCGGACTCATTGCGATCCCAGTACTGCGCCAAGCGATCAAGTCATATCGAGCCAAGAAGGCAATTGCTGACGTCATCGTTGATTCTATTGAGGCGGCTGTCGATACAGTCGAAAAGAAAAAATGAGCCAGGAGAACTTCTTCACTCTTTACTTTGCTAGCCTTGCCGTCATCGGTGGCCTTGCAGGTTATGTCATCACGCATCTACTGTCTGAAATTAAGCGACTAAACTCGCGTGTCGATGAGATTTATAACATCCTCTTAGAGCGATAATTTTAATATGGCAAAGAAGA